AGCCCCTGCTAAAAGGCGTAAGAAATGACCACATCAGGTACCACAGCGTTTAATATGGAGTTCACCGAGATCGCGGAAGAAGCATGGGAGCGTGCGGGCCGTGAAATGCGATCCGGTTATGACCTACGTACCGCAAGACGGTCTATGAACTTAATGACAATTGAGTGGCAGAACCGTGGGATAAACATGTGGACCATTGATTCTGGCACTATTAACTTGGTGTCTGGTACTTCTAGGTACGCGTTGCCAGCAGATACCATTGATTTGATGGAACATCAAATACGTACCAACAGTGGTAACGCAAGCACACAATCTGATCTTACTATAAGTCGAATTAGTGTAAGCACGTACGCCGCTATACCAAACAAATTATCAGAAGGGCGTCCTATTCAGTTGTATGTAGAGCGTTTGAGAGACGCACCACATGTAAACGTGTGGCCTGTACCAAACAACAATGACTATGTATTGTATTATTGGCGTATGCGCCGCATTGAAGACGCAGGAAGTGGTGTTCAAACGGCAGATATGAACTTTCGGTTTTTCCCATGCCTTGTCGCAGGGTTAGCATACCATATTTCTATGAAAGTTCCTGAGTTAGCAGACCGTATTCCTATGTTAAAAGCTGCGTATGATGAGCAATTTGATATGGCTGCTGGAGAAGACAGAGAAAAAACTTCTGCTCGATTTGTTCCTAGAATGACTAGGATAAGCTAATGACTAATCAGTTTGCCTCTTCCCAAAAAGTTATCGCACTTTGCGATGTGTGCGGGTTTCAGTATAAACTACGTGAGCTACGAAACCTTTTTGTTAAAGGGCGAGACACAAATATAAAAGCCTGTCCAGAGTGTTGGGACGCGGATCATCCTCAATTAAAGTTGGGGGAGTTTCCTGTTAACGATCCACAGGCTATTCGTGATCCCCGTGTTGATACGAGCCTCGGTGTGTCTGGAGATTATAGCAGTAGAGGTATTCACTGGGGGTGGAACCCTGTGGGGGATGGTAATGATCCGTTTGGGCTTACCCCTGACACGTTAGTTGGAACTGGCCAAATAGGTAAAGTTACCGTAAACATAACATAGGAGATTAGTTATGAAGGTTTTTGATATGAAAGAACCCAAGGTTGTTAAGGTAAAAGGCGTTCAAGCTTATGGGCCAAAGCCTAGCATGAAGGGTGTCAAAACCACAGGGGTTAAAGTCCGTGGTACTGGCGCAGCTACTAAAGGGGTTATGGCCCGTGGGCCTATGGGGTAAGTTATGGATTACGTCGAGCTGAAAACAAATATACAAGACATTTGTGAAATGACATTCACTGATGCGCAGCTCGCTATGTTTACTGAGCAGGCTGAACAAAAGATTTATAATTCGGTACAGATTCCCGCGTTACGTAGAAATGTGACGGGGACGTTAACTGCTGGTAATCACTACTTACAGACCCCTACAGATTTTTTGTTTTCTTACTCGCTAGCGGTTATAGACTCTTCGGGTGAGTACCACTTTTTGCTCAACAAAGATGTTAATTTTATCCGTGAGGCGTACCCTACCCCAACAGCTTCTGGGTTGCCAAAACACTACGCATACTTTGATGATAATGCTTTTATTGTGGGTCCAACACCTAATCAAGGATATACTTCAGAATTGCACTACGGGTATTACCCGCAGTCAATAGTAACTGCAGGAACTACATGGCTTGGAGACGAGTTTGATTCTGCGTTACTGAATGGGGCTTTGCTCGAAGCTATACGCTTTATGAAGGGCGAGCCTGATATGGTGGCTGTGTACGAAAAAATGTACTTACAAGCCATTACGTTGCTAAAGAGTCTCGGGGATGGTAAACTCCGCGAAGACGCATATCGCTCGGGTCAATTCCGAGTTCCAGTGAGCTAAGGAGGCCCAAATGGCTATCACGCAAGCAATGTGCACCAGTTTTAAAACCGAGCTTCTCGGCGGTGTACAAGACCTAGATACAGACACAATCTACATAGCGTTGTTTACAAGCAGCGCTACGTTATCCGCAGCAACTACCGCGTACAGCACTACTAATGAAGTGTCTGGTACGGGGTATACCGCAGGAGGTAATGCCCTCACCGGAGCGGTAATTAGCGCTGACGGTACAACAGCGATTGTGGATTTTGACAATACAACTTGGGCATCGTCTACGATTACCGCCCGAGGTGCTTTAATTTACAATTCATCAAAAGCTAATCGTGCTATCGCGGTTTTGGATTTTGGTTCGGACAAAACTTCTACTGATGGTGACTTTACTATCCAGTTCCCCGCAGCGGACGCGTCGAACGCAATCCTACGTATCGCATAAGGAGTTAGGTTATGGTCGCACTGGTTAACCGCGCATATGTGAGTACCAGCACAACAGGTACTGGAACTATAGTTTTAGGCACCCCCGAGACTGGCTATCAATCTTTTGCGGATGCTGGTGTGACCAATGGCCAAACCGTACGGTACACAATACTCGATGGTGACGCTTGGGAAATAGGTTCGGGGGTATACACTGCTTCTGGGACCACTCTGTCGCGTACACTTGACGATAGTAGCACCGGATCACTGCTAAATCTTTCTGGTAATGCAGAGGTGTTCGTCACTGCGGCCGCGGAAGATATACTCCAACCCGCTAATAACCTGTCCGACTTATCTAGTGCATCCACCTCTCGCACTAACCTTGGGGTTGCCATTGGTACAAATGTACTTGCCTATGATTCTAATCTCCAATCGTTTGTAAATACGTTCACTTTGCCGACTTCGGATGGCACCAGCAGTCAAGTGCTTCAAACTAATGGCAGTGGCACTCTCTCTTTTGACACTGTTGATGTTGGCGGTGCGTCATTGCAAACCACTGAAGCCCTAGTAAATGGTGATTTAGTATCGCTGAACAGCGCAGGCACAGTAAGTAAAGTTGATGCTGGCGGGACTCTCACATCTGGTACGGCTAACCAACTAAGTAGTTATAGTCAGAGTTTCATTACCACATATAATACAGTAGCTACTGATGGAAACGGTACTTTTGTCACGTTTTACGCTGGGCAACAAGCATTTAATACTCCACCAACTCTTGGTCCTTACGTTGTAGCACATACTGTTAATGGCACTACAGTTACTTCAGGAACACCTCTTCTTTTAAGAAATGCAGAGGTTCTTTCCTATAATACAGGCATTACAATAATTTATGATTCGGCACAACAAAAATTTCTAGCTATAGCGCCGTTTTCTGACTTTTCGCAGGCGTTTTTAATTAGTGTTAGCGGTACTACGTGTACGTTAGAGTCTACAACAAATTTACCATCACAAGGTTTTAAATGGTCAGGTGACTACGATGCGTCTGCGGGCAAAGGAGTGTTTTTATATCAACAAAGTCCCAATGCTAACGTTTTTGTTATAGCTTCAACAATCTCTGGAACTTCAGTTTCGTTTAATACTCCGACTGCAGTCTTTAATACAAGCAATGCTATAAGTTACTCCTCAGTTGCTTACAATTCTACCGCTCAAAAATCAGTCGTAGTTTATAACGGCAACTACGGCAACCTTTACGCAAACGTTGTGGGGTTGAGTGGTACAACATTTACTATAGGCAGCCAAGTTACAGTCCATGCCGGTGCGCCCGGCGGCGGTTTTCAGGTTGGTTTATTTCCTATACATGGTCAAAGTTCTGTTGGAATTAACTATGGTAGTTCAGGCTCGCCATTCGTTCCAAAAGCCAGAATTGGTTCAATTAGTGGAACTACAATTACATTAGGAACTGAGGTTACATTAAGTACAACAAGGTCAGATTTTAACTGGGGTTTTTATCAAAGTGGCTCCGGAAAAATTATTTTTGGGTACGGCCGTTCCAACACAAATTTCTATAGGTCCGCAACTGTATCTGGAACTACAATTACATTAGGCACTGAAGCTACATTCGCACCATTACCACAAGCTTCATACAGTTCACAATATCAATCTGTAAGCAGAAATAATTCTGGTCCAGTTTTGATGTTAACAAAAGCTTATGGCCAATCGAGAATTTATGCTGTAGCGTTATCTGTT